CTCATGCCCCTCCTCCTTCTTAGATCCAGGTGATCGTAACCGTTTTGTCGTACTTCATATTAAACTCTGTCTCTGTAATTCTGTAAGAATGTCCACTTGCGCCGGTCGGGACGATCTTCACAAAGTCCCGATACTTCAGCGTGAGGCTCAGATCCTCCGCCTTGCCACTTCGCTTCAGGTTTCCGTTTACATACAGGGAATAGGATCCCCAGTAGCTCTCCTGGCCTGCGTTCTTGATGGTAAGAGTAAATCTTGCAGTGGTGTCCGGCTGAGTGTCTGTTTCAGTCTTTTCCGGCGTTTCGGGATTGTCTGTCGCCTCTGTTTTGATGGGGGCATCTTCACAGGTTTCCAGAGTCAGTGTCATTTCCTTTTTGGTGCTGCTGATGATGCGATCCACGCTGACCGCGATCAGGTAGCTGTTCACAATGTCACCGGCATTCACATGCACACGGTCGCCTTTGCGGATCCATGGAACGTCCGGCGCCCGGACCTCAAACTCCCACTTTGGAGATCCGTTATCCTTCAGAATGCCTTCAGCTTCCTTTTTGGCGTCCGCCAATGTCGTGTTTTCATTCCGGTTGATGAGTTTTTGCAGGGTGCCGTATTCCGATGTTTTCCCGTTCAAAGTGGCCTCCACAGGTTGGTGGCCTTCATCGTCAGCCTTGCCCAGGATCACAACCTTCGTGGTCATGCCGTCCATGGTGCACTCGCTGGAAGCGGAGATTGCGTTCTCGCCGGCCTTGAAAGAGTAGACTGTGGAATTCGATCCATGGTGCAAAACCCGCATCACGTCTTTTTCGCTGCGAATCACATATTTCTTACCGGTCCGATCCTTCACCAGGTCCAGCACATCGCTGGTGAAGATGTCCGCCAGATTGCCCCGCAGGGCCAGCCCGGAATGTGTGATGCTCTCATAGCTGTAATCCAGCTTCACGCCCCATTTCTCGCACAGGGCGCTCATAACGTCCTTGGAGCTCTTGCCCGCGGAGAAATACTCCGCGTCCTCCGACTCCTGCTGATAGATCAGATTGTCGTAGCACCTCAGCCGGAGCTCCCGGTCTTGCAGGCTGGAGCTGTATGACCGCGTCCATACATAGCCGCGGAATACTTCCTCGCTCCTGTTACCATCGTTTGCATAAATAAACACACGGTCCCGCACCTGCACAATGCCGGTAAGCAGTTTCCCGCTTGCCCGCACATTCATCAGATCCATCACGACGCTCTGCGCCAGCTGCTTTTTCTGATCGGAAAAGTCCAGTGCAATCACCGCCGGCGTCACGTTATACTTCGTGCCGCCGGAGATGATATAGACCGTGTAAATGGGGTTTTTCGCTGATGCTTTCATGCGTTATCCCCCTCACTTGGGTATTGTCAGTTTTGTGCCCGGGAAGATCCAGTGCCCATTCTGGCTGTCTCGATTGATGCCGGCAGCCTTCCAGCGCTTCTTCGCGGTACTCTCGATAATTTCCTTGTTGGCGTTGTAGATTTTGGTCCACATAGCCCCCTTGCCGTAATGCTGCTTCATGGCAGCGATCTTCCAAAGGGTGTCGCCTTTTTTCACTGTGTAGGTGGAACTGGTTGTAGTGGTGCGAGTCGGAGCAGCGGCTTCCTTGGCGGGGCCAATGCTTATGTCTCGCTCCTCGATCAGCACGATCTCATAGTCCATGTCACCAAAGCCGCCAGCTGGCCTTGCGTTGTATTCTTTCAGCACAACGTCCAGGTTGATGGGGAAGCCCGTTGCCAGAACATTCAGGGATGTGCCGTTCTCCATCCAGTCCTCCAGGATCTTGTGGTAGGACTCCGGACTTTTCCACTCTCCCCGCAACATAGACTTGTCCGTCCGATTCGTTCCGGGGAAGGTGCTTTCCCAGGAGACTGTGGCGAGTCCCGACCCAGTCGGGACTGCCACCTCTCCGCGGTTCATAATGTCATAGGAAGCAAACACAGCGTCGCCGCTCTTGTATTCGATCTCCTCCGGCAGCCAAGGGACCCTGATTTCCCGATTGCCTGTCTTTTCCTTGATATAGATGTCAACATTCATCAGGCGGCGCCTCCTCTCACAGGTGTGTTTTCAAATTGCGCCGCAAAGGCATCTGCCATTACGCCAGCCACATCCTCTGCGATGTCCGCCACCTGGGCCTTGATTGCCTCGGCAATGCTCTGGGCGTCGGTGCCGTTCACATGGATCTCCAGGGTTATGCCGCCAACGTCGATCTGGACAGTCTGGCCGCCCGCGTTCTCGCTTGCGCCAAACCGGAAGTGCCGCAGACCCTCGTCTTGGCCGCCGTTGGTGAGACCACCTCTTGCGAAGCCGGGCGCGTTCAGCATTTCTCCGGCCTTCTCCCACAGTTTCAGCCCGCGTTCGCGGCGCTGGCTGCTGAGAGGAATCACCATCTCCGGTGTGCCTTCCTCGGCCACCTCGATCAATCTGGATCCTCCACGGACGATGCCGCCTCGGTAGAAGGATTCTGCTGCGCTGGATCCGCCGAAGATGCCGCCGCGGAAGCCCTGTCCTGCATTGAGAATATTGCGTGGAATCTCGCTTAACGGGGTGTAAAGGGGATTCAACTTAACTTTTACAGTCCGGTTCACGGAGTACGGACCGGGGGAAACAAGGCTGTTGCCATCCAGGTTGACCCTGTTGTAGTGAGGAGTGATGGTGGTGTTCACGTCCACGTTGGCATCAGCGGTGTCGGGAATGCTGTTGTCCACCGCGCTCAGCACCTTATCAGATGTGTCAGGGGCCGTGGAAATGTTGGAATTCAGAAGAACATCCGCGTCAACCTCCAGCAGACCCAGCTGCCCGAAAACGTTGGTCAGATATTCCTTGATGTTTGCAACGGTCTCGCCATTATTGTCCAGGTCGATCTTCAGCAGCTCCGCCATCTTTTCATCGCTGATTTCAATGGGGCTCAGACCTTCATTGATGGAGTGCTGCAGTACCCGGTTCAGATCCTCCACAGCGTCATCGCCTAGAGCATCCGAATAAGCGCCGCCGATCATGTTCAACTCAACATCCAGGACCTCTGCCCTGATGCCCTCGACGGTTGCCTCATATCCATTGATGATGTTCTGGAGCTCAGTCTCATACTGCGCCCCGCCATCAGGGAACCGCAGCTTCAGGTTTTTCACCTGGACCTCAAAGGCCTCGTCCGCGCTGTTGGCGCGTTCCTCCAGATTGGAATTCATGGCTTCCATGAAAGAGTCGAAGGAATCCTTGTCCAGCAGGTTGTCTCCGCCAAATTTCACCTTGATCAGCTCGATCTCGGCTTCCTGTTCTGCGTCGGAGATTTTCTTCATGATCTCAGCAATCTTCTCCTGGGCGGCGATGATAACCTCTTCCTCCGGAGCGGTGATGATGCCGTCCGTCAGGGCCTCTGTCAGGGCCTTGCCCAGCTCATCCCCGGCGGCAGTCAGCTTTTCCTGCTCGGCCAGATAGAATGCGTTGCCGCCCTCCAGAATGCCCTTGCCTTCCTCGCTCTCCAGATCCAGCAGCAGCTCAGCAGATGCCGTAAACTCATAGTGCTTGTTTTCCAGGAAAGCCTGTGCCCCTGCGATGTATTCATCAAAGGAGGCCACGATGGACTCCCGCTCGTCATCGTTGAATTGTATGCCCAGGCCAGCCTTCCACATCCAGCGGTCGGTTTCCTGTGCCGCAGCCTTCATGGATTGCAGGCTGGCTTCTGCCTGCTTGGTGGAAGACTGGAATTTCTCAAAGTTGCCCAGGTCATCGCCCCAGACGATCTGATCTGTCAGGCGCTTGATCTCACTCAGAGACAGCTTGATGTCGCCAAAGTGCTCTTTTGCGTTTTCCCACTTGGCTTTCTCCCATGCCTTGTTGATCTCCTCGCTGGTAGCCTCGCTGTCCTTCAGGACGGCCTGGAACTCCTTGCTTTCATACTTGGCTGCCTCGATATTCCGGGCGATTTTGTCGCCTGCGAACCAGCCGACGACAGTGCCGAGACCGGCACCGATCAGGGCGCCTGCAGCGGTGCCAACA